ATAAAATTGTGCTTTATATATTGTCTTTCTAAGTCTTGGATCATTAATTGGATAGAACGGTGTAGCAAATGTGGTAGCTATATTATTACCATCAAAGCTAGATGTATCATTCTCCATTCTATGTAAAAAACCTTCTTTACCAGAAAAGATAACAAACTCTGTAGTGCCTGAATAAACACTAGCACATGCTGTTACCTGTATGCCTCTAGTCTCAGCAAAGTCAATTACAGATGCCTCACCCGGTGATGCAAACTGTGTAAATAATATTCCTTGTGCACCATCTCTAGTAAAGTTTTGATTCCATCCAAACAACCTATATTGTGACTTGTTACGTATAACCAAACTAAAAAAGTCTGTGTGTAATTTTACAAAATTATTAAACGTGCCTTGTATCTTTTTAGTTATAGGTGCTAAACCAAAGTCACCAATACGTTCTGTCGCACTAAGAAGTCTTAGACCATCAGGAGCCATAAAGACAACATCACCACCTATCTCCTGTACACTATCAGTTTGTGTACATCCTATGTCACGTGTTATAGGTTGTAAGTTAAATGTTGCTAGTGCATCACCGTTTAATCTAAATATAGATGAGGTAGTAAAAACTATAAGCTGATCTCTAAAACTTTTTATTGCAACAATATCAGCATCTAAGCCTATACTACCAGCACCATTACCACTTTCAAAATCTGTAGTAGTAAGAGGTGCACCAAAACTTAACACTCTACCTTTACCGTAGAATATGTGATTTTTGTGTGTAGCAACAACCTTTGCACCTATCACATCTGATGGTGCACTATCTAACACAGTAAATGTAGTACCGTTATATAATGCAGGTGCATTTGTTCCATCTACTATTACAAGTGTTGTAGTTCCTGTAAAGTCTACTTCGTCAAAGCGTGTATTGACTGCACCTTCTCTATCACTAGAAATAAAAGTTATAGCTGCATCATCTGCTGGACTACTTGCTAAACTATCACCATCTGTAAGTGTAATATTGACTTCTTTAGTGCCTGAATGTGTGTATGATGTAACACTAGTCTTAATAGTATACGTTCCATCTACACCTGCAATAGTAAATACATCACCTGCCTGTGGAAAAGAATCAAATGCATCTGCTACTAATGTGCTACCTGTTTGACTGCCACCGTCAACTAATGGTGTACCATAGTTAGGTTTATTTATTTTAGTATAGCCACTACCTGCTGTTTCTACTAAGTCAGCATTCATAGCTACAATAGCTTTAGCATTAAAGTATGTCATACCATTTGCATAGTTAGCTGTAGTAACTGTAGCAAATGTAACTACTGCACCATTAGCAGGACTTGAAGCTAATGCACCTGTTAGTGTTAAGGTTGCTCTATTTTTTGTAGCATCAAAAGACACTCCTGATATGGTATAGGTATTAGAAACATCTTGTATAGTAAACGTATCACCAACAGCAGGTGTAGTATGTATAGCCCCTATAACTAGTGTAGTACCTGTTTGAGACGCACCATGCACAACTGGATTACCATACGGAGCTATGATGTTACTGTCAAACTTTTCATATCCCTGTATACGTTTGTAGCCTCCGTCAATAGATGGTTCATAGTTACGTAGTATACGTGCAGAACCGGGAGCATTGATAGCCTGTTGCAGTGGGCTAAGATTAGTTATAAGCCCACCTTTAAACTCTATTCTAAAAGTCTCCCAAGCGTCAGGCATTATAGTGCATCCAAGCTAGATCCTGCTGTTGTTCTTGCAGATCCTAATCTACGTCCACCTGTACTTGCAGGTATCATATAAGATCTCATGTAATGGTATCTATTAATAAGCATAGAACGCATTGCCTTAATACCTTCATCTGCTCTCTCTTTTAGTAGAACTGCATCCTGTGTATTACCTCTAAACATCAAAGCGTAAAACATAGCTGCATCTACAACAACATGTCTAAACCTATCTGGTATTACCATTGTGTCACCATGTGCGGATAGATCACTTTGAAATACATAGTAATCAAAAACTAATGTGTATGCCTGATCAGGTGGTTCTACTAAACCATACTTTAAATCAGGTCCATGAAAAACAAAACGTGGTAATGCACGTTGTTGACTCGCTGCATATTCCTGATCTACATATTTTTCTAGATACTCATCATAAGTTATTATTGCTAGTTTTCTAGTGTCATTTCCTAACGTAGCATTTTCTTTAATCCTAAATGATTCAAAGTCAATTAACTTTGCATCTGTTGGAAATGCATAACGTGTAGTACCAGCAACTAATGTTTGTTCTTTTTCTGAATGATTAAAAGGCCACTCGTATTCACTCTCATTAATATAACGTATACCTGAGTTAACTGCATCTTTTGCATGTGCATAAAAACCTGTAGCTGAAGCAAAGTTAGAGCTAGTAAGCTCCACCTCGTTCAGCCTTTTATTTATATCATTTACTAATGTTAAAAATGTTGTAGCCATAGTATATCCCTAAGTAGAAAGGGGCAGGTTTATCCCACCCCTTTCACATGTGTTACGCGAGTGTATCACGATCCACTTCATCTGCACCTACTGTGCCTATGTCATCAACGTCTAGCAGTAATGCAAAGACACGGATAACACCAGCCGTTGTAGTTCCAGTTTGTGCCTGAATCAATACGTCAAGCGTATCAGCAGTTGCACCAATAGTGATAGGGCCATTACCTGCACCCACACTGTAAGCACCTGCTGATGCAGCGTCGAAGTCAAAGCCATCAACGTATGCGTCAACGTCAGTGCCTGTTACACCTAGATCTAATGCACAGTCAGTAGAAGTACCAGCATGAACTGTTGTTACTTCAAAACCAGCATCTAGAATCATAGTGTTAGCAGGAACTGTGATTGCTTCAATAATATCAGCAGCAGCTAGTGCTGTACCTTTAGCGGTAGCAGCAGCACCGAAGTCGATACTATTTTGCACAAGATAAGGGGTTCTTCCTCTAGGGCTATTGCCTCTAGCTGACGAAGATAATGTTGTTACTGTAGCCATTATTCAGTCTCCCTTATACTAAGCAATAACGAGCAGTTGAGATAGCTTCTGGTCGAAGTATCTTACGCCCATACAAATGCATTCCTCTGACAATGTCAGCGAAGCTATCAGGATCACGATAGGTTTCGGTCTTGTTAATCTGTTCAGCAGTTGCCACAGCAGATGAATGACCAGCCACAATCACACCAAAGTTACTGGCGTTTGTGCCACCAGTGGTTGATGGTCCTGTTCCTACGGAAGGTAGGTTGTTGGACATGTACACCTTGAAGCCATGAAGATTATTCAAGATCAAACCATTTTGTAGTCCACTTCCACCGAAGTCACCATTAAGAAGACGAGAGTCCTCATCTTTTAGTACTTCAATAAAAACTGGGTCAACAACAAGCCAACGGTTGTTAGTGTCAACATTTTGCTGATCCAACAGTCTAGCCATACGTGCCACTATTTGTAGTGGGTTTGCATTACCAGAACCGGGAGTAGCAGAAGTTGCACCACCTGCACGTGCTTGAATACCAATTGCGTTACTGGAAGAACCACCAAAAGAGTCTGCCACTATTTTCATGGAAGACAGTAGTTCATCAGAACCAGCAGTTGATACTGCTTTTGCACCGTTAACTGTAGTGTTTACAGCATCAGGAGCACCGTGTAGTGCTGACTGTTTGAAACCAGATAGATAACCAAGTACGTCTTGGTCATACTGATCAGATAGTCTGTAAGCTGCACGATCACTTGCAAGTTGCTGGAAGTTAATGTGCGAATGAGCTTCTTCAATGTCATCGACTTTAAATGCAAAGTAGTTTGCTTTGTCAATGGTCAGTGAGAACTCTTCGTCATCCAGATCTTGTGGAGTAATTGTAGTACCACGTGCATACTCTTTGACCGTGATCTCTGGTTCTTTGATCACTTTAACGCTATCGCCCATGTTGGCGATTTCACCAAAGTAATCGCTATTAGTAATAGCTTCAACAATTGAAGCCTTACGAAAAGCTACTTGTACCTGCTTAGAGTAGATAATTGGTGAAAAATTACCATTAGGCAGGTTGCCGTAGCCTGTAGCGGTTGAAAATGCCATTTTATTTTCTCCTTATACGACATCCCAATGCGTATCAAAACATATACGCTATGTTATCTACTTTAAGGGCCGATTACTAAAGAGGTAGTATATGTAAGGCCAACTACATATAGGCTCTTCTTATTCGGGTATCTTAGAAGTTTGGTGTAGCATCTGTGGGTAGTCTTTTGAAAAGGGCCACGTTACTACTAATTATGTATAGTTATATACACAATTATCTGTTTGTCAACACCTTTATCGTGCTGAACCAGATACGTCATAAATAAACTTACCGTTACGTATAGCTTCCATTATATCATCTGAATGCTTCTCATATTCTTTTGCAGACATACGTTGTACATCAGATTCTTTATATGAGTTGCCACTATCGTCACTGGCAGGTTTACTTCTTTTACCTTTAGTAGATACAGACTTTGCTGCATCCTTAGATGATGTTTTCTTTGCAGTTATGTTTCTGTCTGCTTTGTATAAGTCAATAGCTCTAGCAGCAGAACGTGCATCATTGTCATTTTCATACAGAGCATTCTGTACCCATTGTGGTTGTTCTTCTGCCCATGTGTGAAAGTCATCATCATTTCTTATATCGTCAAAGTCAGGGTGTAATTGTAGCAACTCTGTTTCTGCACGTTGCTTACTTACACTCTCTTGCATATCATTTAGAGCTTTTACTTTCTCCTCTAGACTAGCCTGTTGTTC